TCAGTTACTTTCATTATTTTCCTTAAATAGTTTTTTTAGTTTTTCCATCTGCTCCTGAATCTCTTTAGAACCAAAGAACTTATCATCTGATATGATTTTAATTGTTGTGTATTTATTCTTCATCTTTTTTATGCTCTTCAATTTTTATTGAAAATATTTTATTACAGTTTTGACACTGGTATCTTTGGTTTGTGTGATTTTTAAAAACTCTTTTGTCTTTTTTATGGATATATTTAGAATTACAATGTGGGCATTCAACATTATCTTCATTCTCATATGCTATTTCTATATTTTCATTTTCTTGAATATCATATTTGATTTTCATATAATCTAGTATTTCTTGTTCTGATGGATGTATTGATTTTTGTGTTTCTATTATATTTTTTGTAAGTGTATAAAAGTTAATTTTAAATTCATCATTTTGTATTAATTTCCCAACATTTTGTTTGAATGAATTTATGGTTGGCATGGGTATATTTTTGTAAACTTTTTCAAGTAATTTATCGGTTAAAAGATCATTATTTTTTTCAAGATTTTCAAATATTTCTTTTAGTATTGCTTTTTCTTTTGCATTAAAAGTGCCATCACATTTAACTATATAAAGAATTACTTTTAATAAAGCTTTGTATTTATCAATAAATTCTTCATAATATTCTTCTTGTATTTCTTTTTCTTGTTGTCTTTTTTCGTATTCAATCTTTGCTTTATATTCTTCTGAATTATAATATTTATTCATTAGATATTCTTCTACATTTTCAATGTACTCACCTGTATCAAAATCTATACATTCAATTATTCTATCTGTTCTAAATGTTCTATTTTCATCTCTTAGACTACAATGAGCAAGAATAAACCCACCAAAAGAAGCTTCACCAAATCTATACATAAATATTTCTCTTTTAGTTTCTTTGCCTTTTGCGTCTTTGTATGTTATTTTTAAATTTTTATTTAGATTTACATAATCTTGCACTTCATCATAAAACCAACCCTCAAAAGTATCATCATTTTCATAATCATTATTTGTTTCAAATCTCATAACAATATTGTGATCTTTATTTGTATTTGTGTTTTTATTTTTCTTTTTAACTAATAACCATATTATTACAAGCAGAAGAATTATGATCAACCATTCCATATTAAAAATCCTTATCTATCTTGCCAACTACTAAAGCCATCTTTAAATCAACTGGATCATCACAATGTATTGTAATAACATCATATTCTTCAGTATTTAGGGGTATCAAAGATATAATTGTTCCAGCTTCATTTATCTTATATCTTTTTATACCACTTTCACCATCTAACCAGTAGTGAACTATCTTGCCACTATCAATAACTTGATTTGGTACACAGTAAACAATATCTCCATGATTTATCTTTGGTTGCATACTATTTCCATCTGCTTCAACTGCATACATTCCAGTTTTATACATATCGTTTGGAATTGGTATTGGATCATAACCATTTAAATCATAATCTTTTGGTATTCCACATGATGACTTACCAATGAGAGGGATTACTTTTGTTTCAACTTCTTTTTTAGAACTGGCTAAATCTGTTTTTAAAATTTTTGAAAGTTTATTTATATTTTCATAAGTAGGTGTATTTTTATTAAGTTCATAGTTTGTGATTGCAACTCTACTTACTTCCATTAAATTAGCTAATTGCTGCTGTGATAATTTTTGTTTTTTTCTTGCAGCTTTTAGTTTTTCGCCAAAACTATCCATGTTATTCCTTTTAAATTGTAAGTTATACTAACATAATTTGAGTAAGTTATTCTTACAATTGTAAGAAACTATTAAGTAAGTATATCTTACTATTTCGTTATGAAAAAATTTAATTACACAAAAATTGCTAAAGATTTAAATGTTTCCCACTCTGCTGTTAGTCAATGGTTTAGTGGAAAAACGAAACCAACAATTGATAAGGTTTTTAAAATGCAACAAAACCATAATATTCCAGTCGAAGCATGGAAAGATATTAAATCTTTCATATCAAATGATACTAAAACTACTGATGTACCACAAATACAAATAAAAGAGAGGATATAGGAATGAAAAATAATTTAAAAAAGACGAAAAAAGTTATCAAGGTAATAGGTGAAGATAAAAAAGAGGCCATAAAAGTTTTAAAGCTATTAATGGCCTCTTATGAGATAAAAGCTACTGATCTTGTTTCTTGATTTTTTCAAGAATAGTGTTATATGCAGCAGCAATTCTTTTAGCATCTCTTTCTAGGTGATTAGTGACTGAGATGTTATTGTTAGCTGGCGATATTGCTTTTGTTAGTTCAAGAGCAATATCTTGTAGTTTTTCTGTTTGTTGTGTTTGAAGTTTTTGTTCTTCAATTGAAGCTTGGTTTATATCCATTGTGATGTGTCCTTTTTGATTTGATTTTATGTGCAAATAAATTATATCTAAAGAACACTTCAGAGTGAATACTCAAATTTAGTAAAGGAATTATGATGTTAAATAATATTTTTGATGTAGAAGATATGCCAAATCATAAGATCTATGAAACTGCACAAGCAGTTATTCAAGACTATATGGAAAGAAAGCATTGTAAGATTGGACTTGTTGCAAGTGAACTTGAAACAACAACTGGTGTGATGTATAGACAGCTAAACCCAAAAGATTATCAAATGAGTTTGAGCATAGATAGGATTGTAGCTATTACCAAACTTACAGGTGATACAAGAATTATTGAAGTATTAGCAAATGAGTTTGATCATGTGCTAGTTTGTAAGAAAAAAGCTCAAGCAAAATCAAGCGATATAAATCTTTTAGTTGATATTGCAAACATGGAAAACAGTGATGTATTTAGAGTGGTAAAAAAAGCTATTGAAGATAATGAAATCACACCTGATGAAAGAGAAGAGATTTTAAAAGAGATTGATGAAGCACAAAAAGCAAATGCAGAACTTAAAGATCTTGTGCTGCACTTAGCAATTAAAGATCAATAAATAAATTTTACCCGTGGGGTATGTAGGCAATCGCCAAACCGTTCTACATATCCCACACCAACAACACTAATCAGGAACTTCATAGTGAAGTCAGTTGCAATTTTATCAGTTCCTTTATTGTAACTGGCTTTAGCTGATTTCACTATGCAGTTCCTGGAATAAAGAAAGGAACAAATTGAAACATATACTAAAACAACTTAATCAAAAACCAATAGCTTATTATCCAGTTTATCGTGAAATTACTGGATCAACTACTGCTGGAATATTACTATCACAACTTATGTACTGGTTCAGCAAAAAAGATAAGATTTTTAAGACTGATAAAGAGATCCAGGAAGAAACTTTATTGAGTGAAAAAGAACTTAGAAATGCAAAAAAACTTATAAAAAAACTTGATTTTATTACAGTTTCAAGAGAGGGATTACCAGCAAAAACATTCTATGAAATTGATTGGGAAAAAATGTATTCTAGTTTAGCCCAATGGTCTAAACTTGAAAAGCCAAAAGGGCAAAACACTACTAGCCAAAAGGACAAAACACTACATGACCAAAGGGCAAAACATTCTATATATACAGAGAATACAACAGAGAATACAACAGAGAGTATAACCCCCTCTTCAATAATTTCTTTTTATAGAACTAATATTTCAAGTAAAAATCAAGACATTCAAGAGCCATCTAGTTTTAATCAAATAAACCTTAGAAAAGATGAATTTGAAAAGATCATGCTAGGACTTAAAAATTATGCAAAATATATTTCTTCTACTGGTAAAAAACCTGAAGCACTTTTCTTTTTTGTAAGAAATAGCATTTATCTTGATTACCAAGAAGAACAAGTTGCAGTAAAAGGAAAAAATGAAGCAATCGTTCCAGTTGATCTAGTAGGTAAAAGATTCATTGTTGATGGTGAAGATATTGAGTTCAAAGAGGATGGATACCTGAAAATTGAAAAAGATTGGAAAGTTACAAATGCAGCTGATGTTGAAAAATTAGTAAATCTAGTAAGGGGCGCATAATGAGAGTTTTAACAGAACTAGAATTAAAAGAGTTTCAAAAAACATACGATTTTTTAAATTACTACATTGGATCAGCTGCAAGCAAAGCAAAAAAGATTCAGGAAATCAAGTTTGATGGATCAGTTGTAAATAGTGAGATCATCAAGTTTGTAAATGGCTTTAGAAATATATTCAGAATTGAAGAACTAGGCATGACTTTCAAGTCCACTCATACAGAACTGCAAAAGATAAATCTAATGTTTAATGAAACAACAAAAGAGCATAAAAATGCAGTGATGGATAGATTGATTAAATATTGCTTTAACAACAAAGTGCAACCACATAGATTGAGAATGAGAGGTTGGAAAGCTTATCAAGTAATCAAAGATGAAACACCAGTTATTGTTGAATATGGTACAGCTGCTTAATCGTAAAAAAACAATCAGAAAACAAAAGTTTAAGATTGTAGCAAAAGGTATTGATAAATTTGCAAATTGCACTATTTATGGATTTGTTTATGATGAAAGAAAGATAAAAAAGGAATGGTTGAAGTGATATGATAGGTTCAAAAAGATATGGATCGAAAGTACAACTAAATCACTTGAAGTGTGGTGATATTTCTTATTTCATAGTTTACAAATCAGGTAAAAAAACTATTTATAAAAAAGTGGGTAGGAAGTCAGAGGGGATCAATGAAAAAAAAGCCATTGAACTTAGAAACCAAATACTTTCAGAGTTAAGACATGGGATTGATCTATCACAAAAGAGCATGAAAAATCTTACCCTTGATAAATTAGCAGAACTATATTTTAGTAGCAAAGAAGCACATAGCAAGAGCAATAGTAAATATAAAAAAGATTATGAAAAGCATATATCACCAGCATTTGGTGATATTCCTATTTCAATGCTGGATGATACATTGATCCATGAGTTCCAGGCAATCAAAGTTGCTGATGAATACAGCAAAAGCAGTATCAATCAGTATATTAAGATCTTAAAAAGAATTATCAATCATGGGATCAAAAAGCAGATCATAACTCATAATCCATTCAAAGAGATCCAAATGTTCCAGGTGGATAATTCAAGACTTAGATATTTGAGTTTGAAAGAAGTGCAGCTGCTTCAAGATGAAGTTCAAGATCATCTTCTTTTGAAGTTGGTGGTGAAGATCTCATTAAGCACTGGTGCAAGAATTAACAGTGTGCTGGGTATTCAAAAAAAGCACATTGATCAAGAGAATAAAACAGTGCAGCTATATGATCCAAAAAGAAAAGTTTGGTATGTGGGATACCTGGATCAAGAAACATTTCACCTGGTATGTGATCATATCCAGGAGTTTGGGATCAATGATCATGTAGTTTCAACAGATGGGAAGAAAACAAAATATGCAGATGTTTATAAGCTGCTAAGACTGATCTTTGATGAAAGATTTAACCAGGGATTAGACAAAAAAGACAGAGCAAACAGAGTTGTGATCCATACACTAAGACACACTTTTGCTTCACATCTTGCAATAGCTGGTGTGAGTATTCAAAAGATCCAAAAGTTGATGAACCACAAAGATATTAAACAAACAATGAAATATGCAAAACTTTCACCTGATAGTGGAAGAAATGCAGTTGAAGAACTTTATAAGGGGTGATGATGAAAAAAACAACAGATGAATACAAAGAATTGAAAGCAGTGATTAATGATTATTTTCTTAGTGAAATAAATGAAAACATTAAGATTGAAGTCGGAGTTCCTGTAAATAAAATTTTATTGGATCGTAGTTTTGAAATAGAAATTAATATTGATTTATATGTTGAAGATAGAGAAAAATTTGAAGAGGAATTAAGACAAAAAATACGCCAAGCAGTTAAGGAGCAAAATTGAAAGTTGAATTAACTGGACTGGATGATGTTCTTAAAATACTTCATCCAAGAGCATACCAAAAAGCATTGAACAGAACAGTGAATGATATTGGATCAAGAGTTAAAACTCAAACGACCAAGGAAGTAAGAAAAACATACAACATCAAAGCTGCTGAAATCAAGAACCACATAACTGTAAGAAGATCAAGATATTCAAATATGCAATATGTGATGGATGTTAGAAGTAAGAGAAGAAATGCAATTCACTTTGGTTCAAAGATTTTGAAGAAGAAAGGTTATGCAACTGTAAGGATCAAGAAAGAAAATGGAAGAAGTAAGTTAAGAAATACTTTCCTTTCAAAAGATAAAAAAGCATTGCTTCATAGAGTTGGTAAAACACAAAAAATCAAAGCAGTTCAAACAGTTTCAGTATCACAAATGTTTAATAAAAAGATTTTAGAAGAAGCAGATCAAATGGTAAAAAATGAGTTTGGAAATAAGTTAAAAAACAACTTTGATTTTTATATCAGCAAGGTTTAAAAAAAGTAGGTGAAAATTATGTATAGAAATAGGTTAGAAAATAGTATTAAATTTCCCACGGGAAAATATATCTTAATCAATTTATTTATCGTATTGCAAAGCAGTTTAAAAGTAGTAGCAAATAAAAGTAACTATATGGAATATTATTTAGGAATGAAGCAAAGCTATGAAGCCCGTATTAAAGGTACTTCCTGGGTGTTTTTCTCTGAGGGTACTATCGAGCGCAGAAAAGTTCTATTTATGAGTTTTGAAACTTGGTTATATTTTTTTAGTATCACAAATGTAGCCCTACATACCGATACATGGCAGTTATGCGATTTTTATAACTTGGTTATATTTTTGAAAATGTGGTTATAAAATGGCTAAAAAGTATATATCTCAAAGTGAATTAGCACAGTTTTGTGGGTGTACTCAACCATACATAGCAAAGTTAAAAAAACAAAAACTATTTGATGAGATTTTAGAAGGTGGAAAATTTCCAAGAAGTAGAGCAACTGAAATTGCAAAGATTATTGAAGATAATCGAGATCTAACAAGAGAGCCACAAAGAAATGCAAATGCTGCAAAGAAAAATACTAGTGAAATTTCCCCAGGGAAAAAAAACGATATTCCACAAAGTTTTGGAATGTTTGATGTTTCATATCTTGGTGCTGAAGCACAAGTTGAATTAACAGCTTTACTTGAAGATGCTAGTAATAAAAATGCAGTTCACAAAATTCAGATTAAAGATGCATTTATTGAGAGTAAAAGAAAAGAGCTTGAATTTAAAAAAGAACTTGGTGTGCTTATTGAACTTGAACAAGCTGAAGCAGTAATGGAGTTGGTAGCTTCAAATATGAAAACTAAGATGTACAATGTTTCACATCTATTTAAATCTAAATATCACAAAACTACAAAAGAGCAAGTTGAATTTTTACATATGCTTATTGATGAAGCATTTGGTGAATTTAATAAATATGGCCTTGATGATGTAAAAGGTGAAGAAGAATGAGTTGCAAACCAACTTTAACAGTTCAGCAGCAAAAACTGCTGGGATATGGTCAAGCACTTTTAAAACCTAAACCAAGATTAACTGGATCACAGTGGGCTGATACTTATTACTACTTATCACCTGAAAGTTCTGCTGCTCCTGGTAAATGGAAAACATTGCCATACCAGGTTGAACCAATTGATTGTATGACAGATGAAATTACTGAACAAGTCACTTGGTGGAAGTCTGCAAGGATTGGATATACAAAGTGTATAAATATTGCAGTTGCTTATCATGTACATCAAAACCCAGCTTCAATACTTCTTGCACAACCAACAGAAGATGAAGCACTTGGTTATGCTGAAGATGAAATTGAGCCAATGATCAGAGATAATGATGTTGTATCAGATCTTATTGGTAAGACTACAAAAAAGGGAAGAAATAAAAAAGAGAAAACAGCTAAAAAAATGTATCCAGGAGGGATACTTGAATTAGTTGGTGCGCACAGCCCTAGAAACTTTAGAAGAAGAACTGTAAGAGTATTTATCGGTGATGAAATTGATGGGTGGGAACAGTCAGCTGGTAAAGAGGGTGATCAAATATCACTGGGTAAAAAAAGAACCAATGACTTTTGGAATAGAAAAATTATTCTTGGATCTTCACCAACTACTGACCATTTATCAAAGATCAAACCTGAATTTGAAAAAGGTGATCAAAGGTATTACTATGTGCCTTGTCCTCATTGTGGCTATAAACATAAACTTGAATTTAAAAACTTTGATATGCCAAGAACAGAAGATGGTGATCTTATTGAAGATGAAGTTGGTTTCTTTTGTCCTAATTGTGGATCAAAATATACTGAAGAACATAAAATTGAAATGATTGAGAAAGGCGAGTGGATAGCTACTAAACCTTTTAAAGGTCATGCAAGTTTTCACATATGGGCTGCTTATTCATACAATGCCAACAGTTCTTGGGTTGCAATAGCTAAAGAGTGGTTTGAAGTTCAAGGAAATATTCAAAAATTAAAAACATTTACTAACCTGGTGCTTGGTGAAACTTGGGAAGAAGAACAAGGTGATGAAATTGAAGATGATGAACTACTTGAAAGAAGAGAAGATTACACAACTTTACCAAATGAAGCTATCGTTTTAACTTGTGGAGTTGATACACAAGATGATAGATTAGAAGGTGAAATTAAAGCCTGGGGAATTGGTGAAGAAAGTTGGGGAAAACTAGCTTTTAGAATAGAAGGAAGTCCAGCACAAAGTAAAGTATGGGAAGATCTTGATGATATTATATTTTCAACTTATAAAAGGGAAGATGGGGTTGAACTTAGAGTGCTTTGTACTTGTATAGATAGTGGTGGTCACTTTACTAATGATGTTTACAAATATTGCAAAAAAAGAGAGTCAAGAAGAGTGTTTGCAATAAAAGGTGCAAATACACCAGGTAAACCAATTGTATCAAGGCCCACTACTTCAAATAAATTAAAAGTGAAGCTATTTACTGTGGGAACTGATACAGCAAAAGAGCTTATTTTTTCAAGATTAAAGCTTGAAGAGTTTGGTGAGGGATATATGCACTTCAACAAAACTTATGATAAGAAATATTTCCAAATGCTAACAGCTGAAAAAGTAATTAATACATACAAAAATGGAAAAGCAGTAAGAATTTATAAACAGATTAGAGCAAGAAATGAAGCCCTGGATTACACTGTATATAATCTTGCAGCACTTAATATTTTAAATCCAAACTTCCAAAAGATTCAGGAACGATTAAAACCAGTTGAGAAAAAAGAGAAACAACCAAAACAAAGAAAACAATTAACAAGAAAAAGAGGAGGGTTTGTAAATGGCTGGAAATAATAGAGGTAGACCAAAAAGTGATGATCCGAAAATAAAATTTGATAATGTGAGATTAAAAACTACAACAATGTTTGATATAAAAATGATAGCTGAAGAACTTGGAATAAATGAAAGTGTATTAGTTCAAACTATTCTAGAAAATGAAATGCCAAAATATAAAAAGTTATTAGGGATAGAAGAATAGAATTTAAAACTATTTAATATAATATTAAATAGTTTTAAATATTATTAAATAATATTAATTAAGAGATCTTTAATATATAAACAATTATAATTCGTACATACAAATTGACATACAAATTTCGTATATTTTTATCCTAAAGTATATTTTATCTTGAAGTATATTTGTGGATGGAAACATCGTCTACGAAGTGAAGTGGGTTTACGACCAGTACTTATTTTTAAGTTAGCCCTAGATGGTTTTTAACTGCTCTCGTCTCACTTCCAATATTTATTGTTTTCTATATGCAGTAACCACTAACTTATTATTAGTAATTTCATTGACAACTAATTTATGTTTTTTTTGATTTTTAAAATTTATATATGTTGTTAAAGCTTTATTTGATACACCTTCATTATTTAATTTCAAAGCCTCTTTAAAAATAATCGGTAAGTTTAGGATGTCCATTGTTTCAAGATCATTTGGCTTATAGTGTTTTTCTAATATATGTCTAAAGCCTTTTTTACTGTCACCTTTTTCTAAAATAATAACTTTATCATTCACTTTAAATTCAACTTTTGTAATTTCACTATGAATAAATTTAATCATTTCTTTTTGGTGTGGTTTAAATTTTTTACTTTTTTTGCGCCCACTTTTTTTATTGCTAATAATTGAAATTTCTTTTTTTAATACTGCAAGACGCTCTGAATATAAACTCACCTAATGACCTTTATCCTTATTTAATTGTAAAAGATTTTATCTAAGTTACCCAAAAAAATATATTAATTTTTAGCAATATTTTACCTTTAATTTTATGAAAAATTATTTTTTGTCCCTTTTTAAATAACCCTTTTAATTGTAATAATTCGATCAATAAAAATAAAGGATTTATATTTTGGCTGAAACACCTACAAAAACTTTTGCTGAACAAATGGTTGAAAAACTTGAAGCAGTTTTACTTGGAAAAGCTTCAAATGATGTACTGGAATATGAAATCGGTGGTCGGCAATTAAAAAAATATCCTTTTACAGAAATTATGAAGTTAAGAGATAGATTTAAAAGAGAAGTTGTAGCAGAAAAAAAAGCAACTGAACTTGCAGCTGGTCTTGGTAATCCAAAAAGAAAAATTTTAACTAGGTTTTGATGTGAAATTATTTGGATTTGAAATCAAAAGGGCTTCAACACAAGTTCCAGTTAAAAAACAAAAAAGATCTTTTCATGCTGCAAATACTGGCAACTTATATTCATCATGGGTAACTTCACAAATCACAGCAGATGTTGATATTAAAAGAGATCTAAAATCTATTAGAAACAGATCAAGAGATCTTATGCAAAATGATGATTATGCAAAAAGATTTAAAAGAATGATCAAAAGTAATGTAGTAGGAAATAAAGGTATCAAACTACAAAATAGAGCTAAAGATCCAAATGGCAATCTTGATAAAAAAGCAAACCAGCAAATAGAAGAGAACTGGAATAAATGGTGTAAAAAAGGTAACTGTGATGTTACTGGAAAATATTCATTTACAGATCTTACAAAACTTGCAATAGGGGCTATTGCTGAAGATGGTGAAGTATTAATTAGAAAAGTTAAAGGTTATGACAATAATTTTAAATTTGCACTTCAAATTATAGAAGCTGATCACTTGGATGAAACTTTGAATGATCCAAATAGAAATATTGTGATGGGTATTGAATTTGATAAATGGCAAAAGCCTATTTTTTATCATGTTTTAAAAACACATCCAGGAAGCCAGGAACTTGCACACACAAATAGAAAACACGAAAGAATACCAGCAAATCAAATTATACATTTATTTTTACCAATTAGAATTAGTGCAAGTCGAGGAATACCATGGATGCATACTGCAATGACTAGAATGAAAATGGTGAATGGATACGAAGAGGCTGAACTGGTAGGTGCAAGAGTTGCTGCAAGTAAAGGTGGTTTTTATACTCAAAATGCAGAGGGTGATGAATATGCTGGCGATACTGAAATTGATGGAACACCAGCAAATGAAATCACACCAGGTGAATTTGAAGTTTTACCAGCTGGGTGGGGTTTTGAAACTTATGATCCACAACATCCAAATACAGCATTTAAAGATTTTATGAAAGTAGTTTTGAGAGGTATTGCAAGTGGTCTTGATGTTTCATATAACACATTATCAAACGACCTAGAAGGTGTTAATTTTTCATCTTTAAGATCAGGTGTTCTTGAAGAAAGAGAAGTATGGAAAGAACTTCAAAGTTGGCTATGTGAACACTTACATGATGATGTATATGCTGATTGGCTTGATATGGCACTTTTAACTGCAACTGTAAAACTTCCATATACGAAGTTAGAAAAATTTAATAATCCACATTGGTTACCAAGAGGATTTGCATGGGTTGATCCTTTGAAGGATACACAATCAAATATTTTACTTAATAAAGAGGGATTAAAAACACATTCTGAAATTTTTGCGGAAATGGGAAAAGATATTGAAGAAGTATATGAACAACTTAAAAGAGAAAAAGAATTGAGAAAAAAATATGAGATTACTACACTTGGTGAAGCTGAACTTATTCAGATACTAAGTACGACAAAAGATAGTGAGGAAAGTGAAAATGCCTAAAAAATTAGATGTTAGAAATCTTGAAAATTTAGATACTCAATATAGAGAATATGAAGTAAGGGGTGTAAATGAAGAAAATAGAACAATAGATCTTTCATTTAGTTCTGAAGAACCTTATGAAAGATGGTATGGAATTGAAATCCTAGATCATTCAACCAAATCTGTGGATATGTCAAGGCTTAATAATGCAGCGCCTTTGTTGTTCAATCATCAAAGAAATATAGTTGCTGGGGTTATCGAAAGTGCAAAAATTGATAATAAAAGAGGTTTTGCAACTGTTAGATTTAGTAGAAACTCACAAGCTGATGAAATATTCAAAGATGTGGTTGATGGAATATTGACAAAAGTATCTGTGGGATACCAGGTACTAGAAATGAAGCTTGAAAGCGAAAGCGAAGGTGTGGATACTTTCCGAGTAACTAAATGGCTGCCGTTTGAAATATCTATTGTTTCAATACCAGCTGATGATACTGTTGGTGTAGGTCGTAGTGAAGAACTACAAAAAAACAAAATAAAAATTTTAAATCAAAAAGAAGAGGTAAAAGAAATGCCAGGTGAGAAAAAAACAGAAGAAAAACAAGTTGATGTAAAAGTTGTTGCAGGTGAAGCAACAAAAGCTGAAAGATCAAGAATTTCTGATATTACAGCAATTGGTGCAGCACATGGTTTAGGTGATGAAGCACAAAGAGCAATTGAAGAGGGAATAAGCTTAGAACAATTTAGATCAATTGCATTGGCAAAGATCAGTGAAAAAGCTGCACCAACTGTAAACACTACAAATGCAGTGCCTGAAATTGGAATGAGTGATGATGAAGTAAGAGAATACTCTTTTGCAAAAGTATTAAGAGCATTAGCAAATCCAACTGACAGCACAGCGCAAAAAGCTGCTGGTTTTGAGTTTGAAGTATCAATGGTAGCACAGAAAAAAAGTGGTGTTGAAGCACAAGGTGTTTTAGTACCTTTTGATGTGTTTAAAAGAGATATGACAGTTACATCAACTGGTGGTATTACAGTTGATACACAAATGGGTGGATTAATTGAAATGCTTAAGAATAAATCAGCAGTTATGAAATTAGCTGAAGTGTTGCCAGGTTTAAATGGAAATATTTCATTCCCAAAACAAACATCATCAATGAAAGTTGATAAATTAACAGAAACTGATGAAACAAATGATAGTGATATTGGATTAGGTGAATTAACAATGTCACCAAGTAGATTTGGTGGATCAGGTGCATATTCTAAGCAATTAATTCATCAATCTTCAATAGCTATTGAGAACTTAATTAAAAATGATTTATTTGGTCAAATTGGGTTAAAAATTGATCTTGAAGCTATAAATAAAGTTCTTGCAGAAACTGGAATTGGATTAGTTTCAATTGGAACAGATGGTGGACCAATTAAAAATGGACATATTGTAGATCTTGAAACTGAAGTTGCAGTTGATAATGCTGATATTGGAAGATTAGCTTATGTTATGAACGCAAGAACAAGAGGTTATCTAAAACAAACACCAGTAGCAGATGGAAATCCAAAAATGATTTTATCAGGTAATGATCTAAATGGATACAACTATGGCGTTTCAAATCAATTGCCAGCTAATTTAGCAAAAGGTACTGGAACTGATTTGTCTGCAATGATTTTTGGTAACTGGGCAGATCTATTAATTGGTATGTGGGGTGGAATTGATTTAATTGTTGATCCATATACACTTGCAAAAAATGGAAAAATTAGAGTGATTGCAGATCAGTTTGCAGATGTGGGTGTTAGAAATGCATCTTCTTTTGCAGCAATCAAAGATGGAAAAGTATTTTAAGGAATAGATTATGAGTAAAGAATTATTAATCACAGTGCTTATTTTAAGAAGCACTATTTGTGATGGAAAAGATTTAGTTGCTAAAAAAACTTATGACTTAGAAGAGAAAAATGCAAAACTTTTAATTTCCCTGGGGAAAGCAAAAGAAGTTGATGATGAAGTTGATGTTGATATCAATGGTGTTTCATATAATGAAATGACACTTGCTGAACTTGCAGAAGTAGATTACAAGGAATTAAATAAAGATCCTTTAGTTGAATATGCACAAGCTTGTGGTCTTGAAATTGGTAATGAAACTATGAAAGAGATCTATGCGTTAATTGAAACAGTAGATTTTAAAGCTGATGAAGAGTAAGTAAATGGCATTAGAAGAGATGATTGAAACTGATCTTACTGCATGTAGTGAGTTTGGTGGAACACTAACACATAATTTGGATTTAGTTGAAGAACCACTTGAATATTTATACTTTGAAGAAGAAACAGAAGTTATTCTTGAAAAGGGTGAATATGAGGGTGCAACTGCATTTGTTCCAATGGTTGTTATGCAAACAAGTGTAGCAGCTGGTGTTGGTAAAAAATCTCTTTTAACAATTGATGGTGAAGTTTTTGGTGTGATCTATCCTGATAAACAAAATGATGGAACAACTAAGATCTATTTGGAAAGATAAAAAATGATTAGACAAAAAATTGTAGATACGATTATTGAAAAGCTAAAAACAATATCAGGTTCAAATGGATTTTATAGTGAAGCTGGTGCAAATGTTTTTGAGTGGTTAGAAAAGCCACTTGATAAAGATGAATATCCAGCAATCGTTGTTAGAGATCCAGCAGATAATGTAACTGATGATTTTACTATCACAAGTCACACATTAAAGATTGAAGTTGATATTGCAGTAAGTGGTAAAAACACTCCTTGGAATATGAGAGAAGTTACAAGTGATGTGATAAAGGCTTTTTCTTTGGTTGAAGAAGAACTAAACTATCAATGCAAATGTAATGGAAGTGAATTTATAACTGAACAAAAAGACACAACTTATGGTGGTGTTAGAGTTGAATTTGATGTGATGTATCAATCAAGAAGATGGGAACAGTAGATGAGTTTTGCAGAATTAAAAAGACTTATTGACAACCTGGTGAACTTTGGAACTATAAGTGAAACAAAAAGCGCAGATGGTAAAGCATTGGCCAGGGTAAAAGTATCAGATCGTGAAACTGATTTTTTACCAATTGCTTCATTTTCAAATAGTTTTAAAAGGCACTTTATACCAGCAAGAGTTGGTGAACAAGTTGTTGTGATTAGTCCTTTTGGTGAAGCAAATGGTGGGTTTATTTTAAGATCTATTTTCAACAAACATCAAAAAGAACCAAGTGGATCAAATGATCATACTGAAGTTATAGAGTATGAAGATGGTACACGATTTTCTTATGATATACAAGCAAAGGTTTTAACAGTTGATTGTGTTGGTGATATAAACATCAAAGCTGGTGGAAATATCAATTTTGAAGCTGGTGGGAATATTGGAGTTAAAGCCACAAACACAAACTTTGATGGTGGTTCTGTTACTCACAATGACACACCAATGGATGATACACATGATCACACGCAAACTGCTGGTGATCACTTTGGTGCTGGTGGTGTTACAACTCCACCGAATGGGTAAAAAGTATGTATGCAGTAAGTATTGAAAAAAGTATAAAAAGGATTTTAAAAACTCCACTAGTTACAAGAGCCATGCGCCCTGAATTTGGATCAAAGCTTTATGAATTAAGAGATAGAGAATTCAATGATGAATATAAACTTTTAGCTACTAAATATACATATGAAGCAATAGATAAATATGAACCAAGGGTAAAAGTAGAAAAGGTTAATTTTAAACTTGATCCAGTAAGTGGTGTTGTGACTTTGATTATTACATTAACAAATGGTCAGATTGTAGAGGTTGAAAATGATTAATTTAAATAGTTTACCACTTCCTAAAGTTTTGCAAGTACTAAACTATGAAGCAATACTTGAAAAAAATATAACAAACTTCAAAAAGTTATATGGTGAAAATTGGCAACCACTTGAAAGTGATGATTTTAAGATGATGTTAGAAGCTTTTGCATATAGGGAGCTAGCAATTAGATCAGAGTTCAATGAACTTGCAAAAGCTTTTTTTGTATCTTTAGCAAAAGATGAAGATTTAGACAATATTGGTGCTTTTTATGATTGTGAAAGACTTGATGGAACAAAGCCTTATGATGAATATGATTTTGAAATAAGTGAACCTCTAGCACAAGATATTGTAGTGCCAGTTAATTTAGTTTTAACGGATGAAACAAGTACTTATGAAGCAAAACTTCTTGAAGATGTTGTTATTACTGCTGGGGAAACAAAAGCAACTGGTACTGTTGAACTTCAACTTGAAATATCATCAAGTGAAATTAAAACAGAAATTATCACTACACCATTACCTTTTGTTGTTACCGCAACTGCACAAGGAACATTTCAAAATGGTTCAGAGGTAGAAAATGATGAAAGTTTTAGATTTAGAATACTTTTATCAATGGCAGATAAATCAACTGCTGGATCAGAAGAGACTTATCTAAGTTTTACATATAAATCTGATGAAAGAATTGAAGATGTTGCTGTAAAAAGAGGATTGTTATCTTTTGAAGAATATATACCTTTACTTATAAATAAAAATGAAAATGAAGTAAGAGCAGTACTAAATAAAATTTTTGCAGATATGGGTATTGTGAAAGTTTATTATTATAGTTCTAAAGCTGATGAACTTATGCAAAATAGAATAGAAGCACAGTTAAATGCAAAAGAAGTAAGGCCTTTAACAGATACTGTTGTAGTAGAAAAAGCAACAGAAGTTTCATTTTCTGTAAATGCAGAGTTGAAAATTCTGCCAGGACAAGAAACTGCAACAGTTTTTTCAAATGCAAAAGAGAGTTTAAATGCTGGGCTTAACTCTTTAAGGAAGATTGGAACAGATATTACACTAAGTGAGATCAATGATTTTCTAAGAGTACCAGGAGTGAAAGAAGTAGTTATAAATTTTCCCACGGGAAATTTAGAAATAGCAGATAATCAAATAGGAATATGTAGTGAAACAACAATCACTTATACCGTTATTTGAAGATGAAGGTTTACATAAGATTGATCTAGTTGCAGCAGATGTAACAGATGGAATATCTAATGAAAATCAAGTAATCAAAGGACTTGGTAATCCTCTTATTTGTAATGAAAAGTTTTTGCCTTATTTGGCTTATTCTTTCAAGGTTGATTTTTGGGATGAAGAATTAAAAGAGGAAGAGAAAAGAGAATTAATAAAGCAATCAATTCTTTTGCATAGATATAAAGGCACTGTTTGGTGTATCGAAGAGATTTTAAAACTTCTTAATCTTGCTAGTGATGAAGAACCAGCAAGTATTAAAGAGGGGCTTAGTATCAAATATGATGGTAAGCATAAATACAATGGCATATATACACATGGAGATAAAACAAAGTGGCCTTATTATGTGATAGATTTGGCAAAACCAGTTTCAACAGTAAGAGCAAAGTTTGCAAAAAAGATTATTGATCAATATGCACCAAAGAGATCATTACTTCATGCAATAACATATAAGCAATTAAATAGATATGACGGGAACATCAAATATGATGGAACATACACATATGGAATAGTAGGAGCAGATAAATTATGAGTAATTTAATAGAAACATCAGAGTTTACACCTAATATATATCAGATAGAAACAAATGATGATGTACTTGGTGGTGAAAATGGAATTGCAAATGCACAAGCCAAAGCCTTAGGAAATAGAACACTTTGGCTGAAAAACAACAAAGCTGATAAAAATGGAAGTGCTGCAAATCTTTTCAAAGTAAAAGATGCAATTTCTGTTGATGACGCAGTAAATAAAGGACAGATGGAAGATCTTTTCAAACAAATTCCAACAGTACCAACTGGTTCAATAATCACATTTCCTACAAATACTGTACCAACTGGTTTTTTAGAGTGTAACGGAGCAGTTTTATCAAGAACTACTTTTGCAGATTTATTTAAAATCATTGGAACTACTTATGGACATACAAATTTGAATAATTTTAGACTACCTGATTTGAGGGGAGAGTTCATAAGAGGTTGGGATCATGGAAGAGGTATTGATAGGGCTAGAACAATAGGAAGTTTTCAATTTGGTACTTTGGTTGCAGCAGAGATGGATAGTGTTGGACAAGTTACGCAAATGGGAGCGGGCAATCAAGGAAGTTATGTTTCAGAGTTTTATGCAGACCGTCCAAATACAGAACAACTAAGTGGCAAATATTTTACACAAACTCCACCAGGACAATCTACTTATTTGGCATCAACTCATCCAAATTATGTTGGTTCAACAAGACCTAGGAATGTATCAATGATGTACTGCATTAAATACTAATAAGGGGATATGATGAAAATATATAACTATAACAAAGAAACAAAAGAGTTTACAACTCAATCAACTGCAACATCAAACCCACTTGAAAAAGGTTATCTTATTCCAGCAAATGCAACAACTAAAGAGCCCTTAAGTCCAAAAGATGGTTTTGCAGTTTGCTTCAATGAAGAAACAAAAGAGTGGGAATATATAGAAAATAATAGAGGTAAAACTGTTTATGAAACTTCTACAAAACAAGAGTTAAAAGTAGATTACTTAGGAGCTATTAAAAATGAACATACACTTTTAAAACCAACACAATTTGATAAATGGGATGATGTAACTAAGTCTTGGGTTGAAGATAAAAGAGCGAAAAACATAGTAGAAAACAATAATATTCAAAGAGAAATAGATTCTTTAGAAAAAACATTAATTAGGCCATTAAGAGAGTTATTATCAACTTCTACAACTGATAAAGTAAAAGTAGCAGCACAATTAAAAGTTGATGAAATTGAAACAAAAATTAAGACTTTAAGAAGTCAATTTGTAAATATTGAATAAAGGGGAAAATGATGGATTTAAACTTTGGTATTAATGGAAGTTTTGGTGTAGCAGCTGCAAGACCAATTACAATTAGTTCTTCAACACCAATTGGAATTGTTGCAACTGCAAGTGCTGGTGCAACTGGACTGATGAAGTTTAATAGTGCTGAAGAGGGACTAAAATATGTAAAAGAGAATAATATCACGAAAGGAACACTTGAAAATGCTTTAACTGGTATTGATTTACAAGCTGTTCATTGCCCACTGGTTGTTCATGTATCAATACATGATGTTGATGAAGCAATAAATAAAACAAATGTATTGGATGGGCTTGATGTAATCAAACAATCAGATCCAGTAACTAGTATTGATCTTAAAAATGGTTTGATCATTGTTCCTGAATACTCAGCTGATGTTGAAGTTGCTGCAAAGCTTGATAGTATCTCTACAAAGATGTGGACTACTGGATTAACAGATGATTTTTCACCTGATGAAGCTGGATTTAAAACATACATGGAAAATTTTGGATCTAAGTATTTATTACATTGTACTGGTAGATATAAGGCAGATGGAAAGTTAATTCCTATGAGCGCAATCATGGCTGGTGTTATTGCATATCATGATGGAAACACTGATTTTGGTTGGGCAAAAAACCATTCAAACAGAATTGCAAAGGGTGTTGCACAAAGTGCTGAAAGAGTTATTGAATACTTTGATGGATCTGATTGTGAAGCAAGAAGATTAAGACAAGATGGTGGATGTATGATTGTTAAAGATGTAGGTTGGAGAACATACGGATTTGAAACGAGAGATATTGATCCAATTTGGCAATCACTTGACAGAGTAAGAACATTTCACAGACTTTTAACAGCTATTCTTAAAGCAAACAAATGGGCAAGAGATAGAGAAGCAGATCAACTTTTTTGGGTTAAAAAATCAGTTGTTGATTTTATGAATGAGTTAAAAGGGAATGGGGTTATTATTGGTTTTGATGTGTACTTTGATCCTAAAAAGAATACAAAAGCAACTGTAACAGCTGGTAAATTTTATCTAACAATCAAGGTTCAAGATATGCCAAGTATCAGAGAACTAAATATTGAGTTAGTTTACAGTGATGATTGGGGTGAAACACTAATCAATTATATTAATGGGGAGGCAGCATAGCATGAAATATCCACAAACATTAACGGATTTTAATATTTTTATTGGTGGTATCGGACATTTAGGTACAAGTAAAAAGGTGAGTTTACCCAAAATTGAACAAATAAGAGAAACAATAACAGCTGGGGGTTTTGAAAGATCTGTTGATACAGGTGTTTTTAAAGAGCTTGAAAGTGAGTTTATACTAAGTGAATTTTCATCAGTTATATTTAGTGCAATGTCAGATGCTTCAAAAACTGCTGATGGAATTTCTATTGAAGCAAAAGGATCTATTTTTCAAGGTGGTGAAAGAATATCTATCGTAGCTACATTTAAAGGAAGTGTAGATATTGATGATGGTGATTTTGAAGCAGGTAAACAAATTGAAAGAAAAATATCTATGAAGCTAAATAGATATATTCTTGAAATTGATGGTAAAGAGATGGTTATGCTTGACACTATAAATATGATAGCAAAAATTGATGGTAAAGATCTTTTAGAAGATCTTAGATCTCATATTCAGTAAGAAAGGTAAATGATGGGAAATACAGTAGAAGTTGAAGTAAAAGGGAAAAAGGTTCAAATGAGAGAACCAAAAGTAAGAGATTTTAGAGTTGTGGGAAATCACCAAAGCCAAGGGGAACTGGAAGTGCATTTGATTGCAAATCTTACTGGGCTTACAGTTAAAGAACTTGATGATCTTACAATGAAAGAGTATACACCTTTACAAAAGGCTTTAGAGGGTTTTCAATCTTAGAATATGATCAAATTTTGCAAGGTATGGCTTTGATAGGTTCTACTTTGCATTTTGGTTATGTTGATATGCTTGAAATGTATTTAAATGATTTTATTTATTTTGTAGAGAGTGCAAATAAGATTGTCGAACAAGACCAACAAACCCTAAGATAAAAATAGTTGCTGTTGTATAAAGACTGTATGCAATATTTTCACTAAGTATTGCAACAGTTACACCAGCAATAGCAGTAATAAGAAATAAGCCTATAAAAGCTTTTATTGAATATATAAGATCTTTCATAGTTTTATTTTATCATAAATTTAAGAAAAAGGCTAGATATGGAAAAAATGTTGGCACTTGGTGTTGTGTTATCTGCATATGACCAGCTATCACCAGCACTTGGTAAAGCAACTCAAAAAATCAATAAGTTTGATAAACAGATTACTGCACTTGGTGGAAGTATGGCTAAGTATGGAACAATGTCTCTTGCTGCTGGAACTGCAATAAGTTCAGGTATTGGATCAGCAGTTACAAGTTACCAGGATCTAGCAGCAGCACAAGGTGATATAGCTTCACTTGGAATTGGTGAAAGTGGTATTGCAAAGATTACAAAAGAAGCAAAAGCCTTTTCAAATGAATTTGCTGGAACAACTGCACCTGATTTTGTAAGGGCTTCATATGATATTAAATCAGGTATATCAAGTCTTAGTGATGAGGGTGTTGCAAAGTTCACACGACTTGCTGCAATAACTGGTGCAGCTACAAAATCAACTACTGAAGAAATGACAAAAATGTTTGCACTTGGGCATGGGATATTTAAACAAACAAATGAAACTGATTTTGAGTTTGGAAATAGAATGTCAGCGCAAGTTGGTTTAGCAGTAAAAGCATTTAGAACAGAGGGATCAGATCTTATTGCTGGTATTTCAAACATTGGTGCAATGGCAAACAAAATGGGTGTAAGCTTAAGTGAAGAACTTGCAATCATTGGTAATTCAAAAGGTGCATTTGATAGTGCAAGTGAAGCTGCAACTGGATATAGAGCATTTTTACAAGGTGTTGGATCAGCACAAGAAGAACTAGGATTACAGTTCACCGATAGTGAGGGCAAAATGTTGCCAATGGTTCAGATCCTGGAACAGTTAAAAGAAAAGTATGGTGATACTCTTCAAACAGTAGAAGTGCAAGATGAAATAATAAAAGCATTTGGATCAGGTGAAGCAGTTAAAACAATAAATGGATTAATTGATAAAACTGATCAGCTAAGACAATCACAAATAGAACTAAATAATGCAACCCTTGACAATGTTGAAGCAATGGCAAAAGCAAGGAATAAAGGTAGAGAGTTTGAAATTTTAAACCAAAAGCTTGGCAATGCTAGTGCAACTATTGGAAAACTATTTGCACCAGCTGCTTATAAACTTGGGGAAGCAATTGGATCAGTTGCAAATTCAGTTAGTACCTGGATAGATGATAATGAGGGATTGGCAGAAACACTTGGTTGGGTTATTGCTGGTACTGCTGGAGTTTTAACAGTTGTTGGAACACTAGGGATCACAGTTGGTGGTTTTTTAATGGTTCTTCCAACACTTACAGCTGGACTTGCAGCAGTAAAAATTGGATTGTTTGCAGTTGGTGGTGGGGTGAAAGCATTAACAATGGCTTTTGCTGCAAATCCAATTTATGCTGCAATAACTGGAATTGCAATTGCTGCTGTTGCTATATATACATATTGGAATCCAATCAAAAAGTTTTTTGTTGATTTTTTTGCTACATTAAAAAGTAAATTTGCTTGGTTGGGATCAGCAGTAAGTAAAGTAAAAAGTTTTGGATCATCTATTAAAAGTTTTTTTGGATTTGGATCAGATGATAAAAAAACAGCAGCAGTAACACCAAGAGCAATGAAGATCAATAAACCAGCTGCACAAAATGTTGCACAAACAAATCATATAAAAGTAAATGTAAATAATCCAGCTTCAAATGTAGAGGTTGAAAAAGCAATAGTAAGTGCCATGAATAGAGATGGTGCAGATCGTGGTTTGAGTGATGAAGATATATAAATATATTTTTGTCCCTTTTAAATGATCCAGGGTTTTTAATAAAATCCATGAAAAGATTATAGGAGTTTATTTTGTTAGCTTTAATTGGTGATTTCAAATTTGATATAAATACAACAAATTTTGAAAAACTTAAACGATCAATTTCTTTTGGTTTTGTAAAACATGCAAGAGTGGGAAACTTTGATAGTTACCAGGCAATTGGTGAGTATGAAGAAAAGATTGATGTTGAGGGAACTTTAATTGCTAAGAGCCAAAAGCAGCTAAGAGATTTTGAACTTCTTGGAAGAAAAAAAGAACCAGTTACTTTGGTTCTTCCTGATGGAACTGCAAAAACTATAATAATTATGGATCTTGAAGAGGATAAAAGCAGCTTTTTAAGAAGTGGTGAGTTTTTAAAACAAGTATATAAAACATCATTGCAAGTTGTAGAGGATAATGATCAATGAGAGTTTACACAGCACAAAATGGTGATAGGCTAGATCAAATTGTTTTCAAAGAATATGGATCACTTAAAGTATTTGAAAAAGTGGTTGAAGCTAATCCAGGATTAAAAAACAGAACTATTTTACAAGATGGTGAAGTGATCAATTTACCAGTAGTTACAATCGAAAAAACAAAGATCAAAGAGGTTAAAACTTTATGGTAAGAACACCAGGCTTTATGATCCAGGCAAATGGCAAGGATGTAACTGCTGCCATTCAAAAAAACCTGATCAGTTTAAGTTTCCATGATGAAGTAAATGAAAAAGCTGATGAATTAAATATCAAAGTAGCTGGTGAATTTGCACGACCAGCTTACCAGGATGAATTGAAACTTTACATGGGATATGATGAACAATTCACTTACATGGGATCGTTCCTGGTACAAACTACAACTAGAGATAAAAAACATGTTTTAAGTATCAGTGCTACTGGTGTAAACTTTACAAATGCACTGAAAGAAAAAAGAGATATTACATATGAAAAAGTATCTATAAAAGATATATGTAAACAAATAGCTGCTAGAAGTGGGATAAACCTTAAAAGTGATTTTGATGATACTTTTGTTTCATGCCAGGTGCAGAGCAATGAAAGTGATCTACACTTTTTAAATAGATTAGCCAAAGAATACAATGCAATATTTAACATAAAAAACAACACTTTGATCTTTACTAAGAAGATTAAAGATGAAAAGAAAAATGATGATCTTCCAACATATACAATCAATGCAAATAATTGTGATAGCTACTCCATAAAATATTCAAACAAAACACTTTATAAGTCGTGCAAATCAACTTGGCACGATACAAAAGAGAACAAAACACAATCAATCACAGTTGGAAGTGGTGAACCAGTTCTGATCAATAAAGGCAATTTCAAAAATCCAGCTGAAGCAAAAGGGAAAGCAGCTGCAAAACTTCAAAGAGCGAACCAGGGATTGATTAGTGGTTCTTTGTCAATTGAGGGTGAAGCAATCTTTGCTGGTGGAAAACTTAACCTGGTGAACACACTTGAAGATGATGGCGAATATCAGATCAAGACTGTTGAACATACATTTGATCAAGGTGGTTGGATGATAAATATTAACTTTGAAAGGTAATAGATAGATGATTGATTTAAAAACTTTATGGATCTTTGCAATAGGTGTGTTTTTATCAGCACTCTTTTTTATAGAAGAAGCATTGACAAGTGAAGAAGAAAAAGAAGTAAATATTTGGAAGCTGGTGATCCTTGTGATTATAAACTCAATTCTTGGTGGATTTATCATGGTAACAGTTTTTTATTTACTTGAACAATATTATCCATTATGGAACATGTGGATAAAAGTTGGTTTAGCTGGTGGTGTTGCAACTATGGGTAAAGATGGCATAAAGATGTTTCATAAGTATATCAAAGTGAAAGGAAATACAAATGCTTAGTTTAACAATCTTGCAAATCACTGCACCACTTTGCCTGGTGTTTTCACTTAGAAGAAAAATGTATAAAACAAACTTTGTTGGGTTTATTTTTATCTTATCAGTTTGTGCATTTTTATTAATTGCAAACTTTGTGAGTGACTGGGAACATACACACTATGTACTGATCACTTTACTTTTATTGTGGATCGTGACTTATAACACATATAAGCACTATAAAAACTGGAGGTGTACATGTTAGGTTTTTTAGGTGGATTAAGTTCTAAAGTTTATTTGATTGTTATTGCTGCACTTGGTGCAATGCTTTTAACTGTTGGTTTATATTCTTGGTGGGTTAGTTCTGAAAATGATGAATTAAAAGCTGATCTTCAATCATACGAATTGGCACTTAATGAAAGTGTAAAGATCTCAAACCAAAATGCAAAAGAGTTCCAAGAGTATAAAGAGCAGAACCAGGTGATCATAGAAAAGTTAAATGCTTCACATAAAGCAGAACTGAAAAGATTTAAAACATATGCAAATAAGAAAGGTGAAATAAAAAATGTTAAAAAAAGTGATGATGGTATTAATGCCAATGTTATTAATAGCACTCTTCAGTGGTTGCAGTCAGAAACCATTAGTGCAAACAAAGATCCAAAAGATCAAAATATCAGTACCAGGTAAATACCTGGAAGATAAAGCACTTCCAAGTGTACCAGTTGCAACAATGCAAAGTGAAACATCATCTTATATGGTAGATCTCTTTTACTTTGCAGTTGAGTGCAAAGAAGATAAAAGAGCTATAAAAAACATCTTAGATAATAAAGGAGTATCAAATGAGTAAAAAAGGTATTATCATTCATTGTTCTGATTCAACTTTTGGTTCAAGTATTGAAGTGGATAAATGGCATAGACAAAGAGGTTGGAACAATGTGGGGTATCATTTTGTGATTTGTAATGGTCAAGTAGAAAACAATACATATCTTGAATGTATGGATGGCACGATTGAAAGAGGAAGAGATATTGATAAGTCAGGCGCTCATGCAGTAGGTTTAAATTCAACACATATTGGTATTTGCTTAATTGGAGTTGATGAGTTTACTGATAAGCAGTTTGAGTCCTTAGCTAAATTAATCAAAGAGCTTAAAACTAAATATGATATCATAAATGAAAATATCTTAGGCCACTATGATGTTTCATCTAAAACATGTCCTAATTTTAAAGTTAAAAGATTTCTTGATAATTTACAATACTATTAA